TTTATTTGCTGACGCAGTTTTAGCAGATGCGTCATCAGCCTCCAACGCCCTCATGTAGGCTACATCCTCAGCTTCAAATAAAGGCTTGCGAACCTCTCTAATCTTGTCCTTAAAGATGTCCTTAGCCACATCTAAATCTTCTGAGATTACAGTGCCTGACAAAGACCAAGCGCCACGAAACATTCTGTCTGATGGATGTTCAGTCAATTCATCATAGCGCTTTTCGTTGCCGTCTTTATCAACAACTTTAGTAAAAGGTGTTGGGTCTACAGGTGTGTCGCTCATGCCACTTCTCCTATTTCATCGGCAATGCGCCATGCGTTGCGCCACTCTCTTGTGGCAGGTAATTGTTTCTTAGAGCAGATGACCATCTTTTGACGGTTGCCTGTGTTCCAGTTTTCCCACACAGAACGTGGGATGTCGGTAGTTACAAGGTACTCAACAGCTTCTTCTTCTGTCAAAGCGCCGATAGGCTGTGTCTCATGCAACAGCTTGTCGTTACCTAGTGAGCGATGGTCAACAAAG